GGCCTGGCGTGTTGTCCCATCCGTTGCGTGCGGCTGTCTCGCTGGCCGTCAATTCATTAAGCGTGAAGTTGGGTGTGATGTTCACTTTGCGCCCTTTGTCATTGCCACGGTCTTGTCTTGCGAAGACTTAGAAGACCCAAAATAATAGGACAAAACCTGCTGCGCACTGGCCGTCATGAAACCAAGCGCAAAAATGATAAGTTGCTGCTGTTCAGTTGGCACGACTTTGAAGAGCAGGATGCCGACAAACAGATACGTCAGCGCCACCGTGCCAACAGCCAAGACCGGCATAACCAATTGAGCGATTGGACTGCCACCAGCCGAAACCAAGCCGACCTCACGTTGGCGTGCGCTGTCTCGATCTGCTGCCTCGGCTTGAAACTGCTTCAAGTCGATTTCCGCAAGTTTCTCAGCCGCTTGAGGGTCTGCCTGGATGGCTTGCGTGACCGCTTCAACAGTGTCTGCGACACCCATTTTTTCAGCAATGGCCTTGACCACCAAGCCGCCAGCAGGGCCAACAGCAAGAGTAGCCAATGCTGGCGCAGCGGTTTTAAGAAGTGCCAATAAGTCATTCATGGGATGCCCTTGTCATTTGCCGCACTGAACGGCTTTGCAATAAAAAACAATCTCAATGCCGATCCACATCAGCACGAAAAGAACGATTGACGCCAGTGACACGGCCACAAACAAATCGAAGTTCTCCCGGCGCTTTTTCCTTGCTTGGATCGCCGCATCAGCCGCGCGTCTGCGCTGCGCCTTGTCGTCTTCGTCCATTTGCTTTCGGCGGTTGACGATCTTTTCCCACACGTCCATGTTGTTTGGGAAAAACAAGCCTTTGACCTGTTCCTCAAACTGGCGGGCATTTTCAATTGCCAACTCGAGTTCGACGGCCTTGCCCATGTTTGAGCCACTGAACCCGCCCTTGTGGACTTCCTCCAATACCTTGATGGCATCGGACTTGGCGTCAAAGTATTTGCCAAGCACAGGCCCAAGGCTGCGCACATCGTCAACGGTCTTTGCTGCCTTTTTGACGAGGTTGACGGCGGCTGATACCGCTGCAAGTGCGCTTAATGGATCAATCATTTGTCCTGCTTTGCGTCCAGCTTGTCAAATATCTTGCCCAGCATATCCTTCAACTCGCGCATATCCTCTCGGAAATCATCGCGGGTGACGTAGGTCTTTGGCAGTTCTTCGCGCAGTTTTGCAAGGTCTGACTTCAGGTCTTTAACCGCAGACCAAAGCTCGCGGGCAAACCAACCGATGGCCGTTGATGCAATGCCCAAAACGAAGTTGATGACTGTCTGAGGTTCCATTACTCACCTGCGATTGGGTATCGTGCCTTGATGGCGTTGATCTTGTCGATCCATTCCTGCTGCGTGGCCTCGCCTCGCTGCCACTTGAAATAGATTGGGTCTGATTCGGCGGCGTATGCGGCCCGGCGAAGCTCTGCGGCCTGCTCTGGCGTGTACACCACCGGCGTGCCGCCTTCAATCTCGCAAGGCGGCGCGATGGGGCCATATTGACCGGCAATGATTGCCTGGTACAAGTCGCCGGAATCAATGTAGACAACAGCCTCTGCTGTGTCGTAGCAGATGCCAACGTGTTCGGGGTTTGCCCAGCGGATGTTGTTCATGGGTTTAGGTTGTCAAGCTGTGAAATGTATGCTGGGCGCGATGTGTAGGCGTTTGAGCCGAATGCGCCAATTGACGAAACTGTCGATGAACCGCTTGCATCATTAGTTCTATGGCGCCACTCAATTACATCTCCAGGCGCAACTGAAACGTCATTGGTTCTTGCAACAAATCCTAGGCCAAGTTTTGCATATGATTGAATTAATGTATTATTTTTGTAAATCCCAAGAGTTGATGTGGTCTGAAATGTTCCGGTTTCAAAAAACACATATTCCCCGCCTTGATGCGATGCCCTGAATCGCAGGCTGCCAGTGTAATTTGTAATTGTGTAACGAAACGCCACAACGTTTGATGTTGATTGTGTTGTTAGTGTCAGCGTCTCAGGGCCAGAGCCAACTTCTACGCCATATGTGTCTGCCGCACTAACAGTCAAAACAGGCATCTCCTGAAGTCGCTTGACTGCCTTGCCGACCAATCGAGGAGCCGACGCATCGCCCTCAAACATCGCCAGCGGGTTGTCGCGCAGGGCGAGGCCGTCGATTGATCGAATCGGCTTGCCCGGCTCAAGGCTGGAGTTTGGAATTGTCGTGAATGTCGTCATTGGTTCCTCATTGCCATTCGTAGCCGCTTTCGCCGTCGATCAGGCCATCAGCGTCTGACCACCATGCGCCCAATGCCTTTTCTTCTTCTGTTGCCAAAGAGAAAATAGGCGCATCGTCGGCCATCCAGTAGGCGTATTTTGCCGTGAAATCGTAAGTCTGCAAAACGTACTTAATCACGGCTCCTGGTTGCACCTCTTGGGCGCTGATAACCTGATAGCGGCGAGTTAGTGGCAAACCCTCGGTGTTGGTCTGAAGTCGTGAGCTAACGTCCACCACGTCAGCCGTCCAAGTGTTGCGGTCTTTGGCGTCAACACTGATGGTTAGGTAGAGCGGGTCATCGCGGTAACGGGCGATGATGCGGGTCGTGATAGCGATCACGATCGCATCTGTGCGCACCCAGCGGGAATAGATTTTCTTGACCGCGCTCTCGTCGTATTCGCGCTCGCTCTCGGACTCGGCGTCAATCCTGATTCGGACTTTTCGGTAGTTGTCCTCGGCGTCAACCTTCTTCGACAAGTCGGCTGGCTCGTAGTAGTACCAAAGCTGGCTCACTCGCTCGTTTGGCGCGGTCTTGATCGACTGCGAACCGGCAAGGATGTTTGCATCCTCGTTGAATTGGACGGGCACTTCAGTTGGTGGCCGCACAGCACGCAAAAGGATTTTTTGCAGGCGCTCGTCCCACCAGATAAAGAACTGCGCATCGCGGCAAAGCTCGGCCAATAGCGTGTTCAATCCAGTTGGTTCGCTGATGACGCCAGACACAATGAAACCATCCAGCCACTGCGCAGCCTCAGCAGTCCATTGCGCGGTGTCAATGTATCCAGCCGCCGATGGCGCATAGGTGTCGATCAGGTCTTTGGCGACTTCCCATGCGTTCTCGTTTGTGTAGCGCACGCAAGTCTGCACCCGGCTTTCGGCTTTGTGGTCTTTGGCCGCGCTGCCGCCTGTCGCCCGGGTGATGCCGGTGAACGTGATGATTCCAGCAGCCTCGGTGCGGTTAGTGTAGGTCATCAACTCGGCCTCAATGCGCAGAGTGCCAGTTGCCGGGTAATCGGCCAAGACTGCGCCCGTAACGGCGATCGTGGTTTGGCTGTTTGTGATGTCGGCGCTCAGGTAGCCCTTGGACTGGATAGGCGCTTGGCTTGTCTTGTCGTCCAGCAGGCGCAAAGGGTCAACGGCGCGAACGGTGACGATGCCGTTTGAGTTCGGGCCATCAATGGAGTCAATCAGATATTCCCGTGTCACCATGTCGCCAGGGTCTTGGCCGATGTAGCCATCCCGGATGCGCAAGGCGCGGCCCTTGGCAATCGGCCATCGGGCTTTTAGCTTTGTCCAAAACGTGCCATTTTCAAACGGGTTCAGTGATCGAGTGGCAACATACGGGTCAGTCAGCGCGTCAGAATATGGATGGTCTTCAAACGTCACCGTGGCTTGGGCGCGTTTTCCCAATGGCCCTGACGATGCGTCAACATCGCCCACGTTCAGTTCTGTTGGGCTTGTCGTGCTCGAGCGAACCGAAGGAATAGCGTCCAGCGCCATGGGAATGTCTGCACGAGGCTTGGCAAACCTCAACGTCTGCGTTGTGACGGAAAACACCGGCTTGATCTGGCAAGTCTGCCAAGTGTTGTAGCAAGGCGTGCCAGTGGCCGTGCAAAGGCCCACGCCATAAGTCAGGGAACAAACGTCCCTGTCGATCTCAACCAGCGTGATTGGGTCAGTCATTTGCGATCCCCGCCACTTTGAAGCCGACGCTCATGAAGTTGCGCGGCCCGGTGTTTGATGGCCGGATGTCGCCAGTCGTCCAGACAAAGCCAACTTCTGCCGGGTATTGCTCTGGCCTCCATGCGTAGAAGAAAGGCGACTCACGCGCAGCCTCGACGAATGGATCAAAGTTGGCCCTGTACCAATCGGCTGTCAGGTGCTGGTATTCGCAAGACGTTTGCAGGCCTTTGCGAATGATCGACCGGCCCAAGTACTGCCCTGTCTCTGAGGTGTTTTGCGTTGTCTCAGTGATGCGTGAAAGCGTCAATGGCGTGTGACCTTGGTACAGTTTGCGCTGCATGGCCAGGGCCGCACCGATGTACACCACGGCAATGCTGGGCACTGCGCCCGTCACCTGGATGCGCCAATATCTGGCCGTCACGGACGCGAACAAGAACATGGCGACCCGGCCAGTCGGTGCGCCGCTGACTTGCGTTGTCCATGTGCTGTTGTCCGGGCTACTTTGGACGTTGATCGTCGCGCCGTTGAAGTCGCCAACCAAGCCGAAGTAATCGCAGGCCACGTCCGTGCCGTTGTCAATTGCCCACGTTGCAGGCACTGTCGATGGCTTCCAATACTCAAACGTTGTGGGGTACGTTGCAGCGATTGCAGGGTATCCAGTGGCAGATGTCGATGCCGTTGGCGTCTTGCCTTGCACAATGCTCTGGATGCCAATGCGGCTGTGCAAGAGGTCAGGCGTTGGCTCGTAGCCTGATTGAATGTAAATCATGACAAAACCACCTTTGATCCATTGCGCTGGGCTTCAATCAACTGGTCAATCAGTCCGCGCACGCTGTCGCCGGTGAACATATCGCCGGAACTTATGCCCTGAATTGTAATGACCTGATTTGTCTGCGGCGCAATGTTTGATGATGCGCTCATCGTTTGCATTGACGATGTTTGACCAGACGATCCAGTGGCCGATCCACCCATGGAAATGGACTCGCCGCCACCACCCAAAAGGCTTGCGGCTTGCAATCCACCGGATGCCATGATGAGGCCAGCCGTAACGCCTCCTTGGGCCATGACTGCGGCTTTTGCGGCAGCGGCACGCGCCAGCGATGTTGGATCGCCGGGGATCAATTGCGAAGCGAATGCAAGAGCGCCAGCTTGTGCGGTCGTGATGCTGTTTTGCGCGAGCGCCATTTTTGTTTGAAGCGCAATGGACGCCAGTGCAAAAACCTTGTTTTTCTGGCCCAGCGTGTTCAGGATGCCGACCACCATGTTGGCTTGCTTGGCCCTTACGTCCATGTCGTGCTGGGCCACTTTGTCGGCAAGGTCTTTGCGAATCTGAGCAGCTTCGTTTTCCTTTGCGGTAATCATGTCCATGCGGGCAAATTCAATGGCCTGCAAAGCGTTTGAACGCTCCTGCGCGGCCTGAATCTCAATCGCGTCGTATTCGGCTTGGGTTATCAAGCCAGCATCCCTGACGGACTTTGCGCGCTCAATTTCTTTTGTGTAGGCCTCTTTTGCGATTTGCTCTTGAGTCAATGTTGACTGCCGCAGAGCCTCGGCCTTCTGTTCAAAATATGCCTGATCCGCAATCAACAGATTGGCATTTCTTCGCATTGCGGCTTCTTCGCGCTTTCTTGCGGCTTCTTCTTGCTTTCGCATGAAGTCGCCTAGTGGGTCTTCGCCTGGTGTTCCATCTTCTTTTTTTGCAGGCATTTGAGTTGGCCGCAAAAGGCCAAGCCTGCGCCCTTCTGCTGGGCTTTCGTTGTCTTTGCCTTGCGCGTTCAGCACTTGCTGACGCTCAATTTCCTTAAGCATCTCAAGCCTGCGCTTAACGTCTGCCAAATTCTGCTCAAGGTTTGTTGAATCAAGGCCAGCTTGTTTTTGCCTTGCAATGGATGCCGTCAGGCCGTCAATGTCATCGCGCGTTGATTTCAGATTGCCTTGCAAATCCTTGAATGGATTGATCTGGGTAAGCATTGAAAGCGTGTCCCAGAATCCATTGGAGTGCTTGATACCGGCCAGCAAGCCGTCGATAAATTTATTCAACTCGGGCACAAGCGAGTTTGCGATTGTTTTACCAAGATTCCCAGAGACAACCGCCAGTCGGGTCATGTTGTCATTGAAGTCAGCCATTTGCTTGGCTGTTTCGGTGCTAATCTTTGCACCCATTTTCTCGGCTTCAATTCTCAGGTCTTCAAGACCATTTCTGCCTTTGTTCAGCACTGGGATCATTTGCAAACCAGCCCGTGTGAACAAATCAACCGACAGGGCAGATTTCGCAGCACCGTCAGGCATGGCCGAAAAACGATCCGATATGTCCATCAGCACATCATCAACAGCACGCAATGTGCCATCGGAGTTCTTGACGGATACGCCAAGCCCATCAAATAATTTTGCTGATGCGCTTGTCGGATCAAGCGACTCCATCATTTTGTTGGACAGCCCTTTGATGGCCATCCCAAGATCGTCAACGGTCGCGCCATTGACTTTGGCCGCATAACTAAGCGTCGACAGCTTTTCAACACTGACGCCAGTTCTTTCCGCCATTTCATCAAACGCATCGGCGGCGTTGATGGCTTCAATCGTAAGATTTTTTAAGGTGGCGGCAACGCCCAATGCGGCAAAAACAGCGCCTATTTTGTTGATGGATGCGGCCATCGCATCGGCTTTGGATGTAACCGTGCGCTCCGCATCATTGAGGCCAGCCTTCAGGCCAGTGGTGTCGGCTGTGATCTGTACCGCCAGCTTTCCTATCGTTGCCATTTATTTCTCCAGCAAATCATAAAGCTCGGCACAGTCGGCATCTGTCAGTCCACCGGCATAGTCAAGCTCCCTATCTCTTGGGCGCTTGGCCTCGTACACCAGCCACCATTCGGCTGGCGACATTTGCCAAAACTCGGATGGCGACAGACCCCACCCGACAGCGGCGACATAAAAGCCGCCCCAATCAACATCCGTCAGTTCGACGTTAGTTGTTGATTTTCTTTTTTTTTGGGCTCAGGAAAAATCGCCATCAGGATTGAATCCCGCATTGCCAGCAAGGACTGGACGTCACCTGTCATCAACTCGCGGTAGATTTCATCATCCTCGACCCGCGCACCAGCAGCCCGCAAGAACTCGCCAACGACAAAGGCCAAGTGAGACAGTGGCGGCGCATCAGTTGACAGGCCGCGCACCAGTCCAGCCAGGCTTACCCGCTGCTCAATCTTGTTCAAAATCATCATGGTAGGCTTGACCGAATAGGCCTTGCCGTCCCATGACAATTCAACGTCCCTGAAGACTGCGCTCATTAGACGACAGGCGTGTAGGTGTAAGCACCGGACGATTGCAGCGATGCGCTGAATGTCGTTGCTTCGTTGTATGTTGCACCGATTTCAACCGATGCCACAAAGAAGTCGCCAGCGATGGTGCCAACGCCTGGGAATGTGATTTCCACGCCTTCGATCAGGCCGGAAGAGCCGGATGCCAAGGCGATCAGAGCGCCGTCCTTGGTCACGCCCTCAATGGTCATGTCAAGGGTCTTTGTGCCTGCGACAGACAGCATGGTGCGAAAGCCGCTGTCGTCGTCAGATGTGATGTCCACTGGCTCGTTGCCAATGGTGAATGATTTTGTGCGAGCGCCAGCCACGGTAGCGGCATTGACTTCAACAACAACAGTGCGACCAACAAAAGCAGCCATGATTAAACCCCTTGTTCAGCGACCAAATAATGGCCTGATTCAGATTGCAGAAAAACCCCCGTTTCGGTGTCTAGGTACTGTTCAAGATACCCGTTTTCCTCAACGATCAAACGAAACCGGATCACTCCATGCCTCGTCAAGCCATCAGGGTCTAAGAATGATTCCTCAAACTCTGCGTGACATTCTACCAAGTGACCACCAGTAATGGTCAAGTTTGCGCGGTTCAGCGTGTGATACACCGAGCGCATGATCTCTTTGACTTCTTTGCGGCCACGGTACTGCGACCAGACGTGAATGGTGCAAGTTGTCTCTGACCCAACCGATTCATCGGTGTCAAATGGGATGCTTCGATCATCGCCGATCACGATGTATGGATAGGCCGTGACCTGGGGCACATCGTCAAATGTCGGGTAGCCAATGGCCGCGACTGCCTCATAAATGGCGGTCTGGATTTCTTCTTGCATCATGGCGACAGCCCCTTGGATGCCTGCTCGGCAAGGTTTGCCAATCGGCTATTGAACTTCTCGCGCTCAGACTCAAGCGCAGGCTGAAGGAACGGGCGTGCGGCCATATTGACCGTGCCAAATTCCAGCGGCGCGGCATATTGCACGTTGGCCGATACTTCAGCAGTCAAGCCCGTGATATCGGCCATGATCGACGATACAAGCCGCCCGGTGTCAGTCGCTGGCGCTTGTCCTGGCGATGATGCTCGGTGCGTACGGCGTGGAGAATATTTCTCGTATTTCTTGCCGTTCTTTGGCCCGCCTTGGATTGACCGGATCGCATTTGTCCGCACGTTCTGCGCAGTCGCCATGACGATCTGCGCCAATGCCGCATCAGCTTGCGAACCAAACTTGCGGATGTTGGCGATCAATTGCTTGTCGCCAGAGATGGTCATTTTCATGTTGCCACCCCTTCCAAGCACTGAAGCTCAATCCAGCGGTTGCGCATCTCGACGTTGATGATGGCAATGATCTGCATGGGCTTGCCGCGCATGGTCACGCGATCAGATGGCAGCAGGTCTTCGCGGTAGCGGATGAAGATGCGATGCGACACGCTGGCCTCGCGCTGCATCCCCATCAGGTATTCCCGGCCACTCAGCGGGCGCACGTCGCCCTTTGTGCTGAATAGCGTAACCCAGTCAAGATCAGTGCCGCCCATGCCGTCAGATTGCGTTTGGCGGCGCTGAAAAACCAACGGCTCACGCAATTCACCCGCAGACAAGTCGCAGCACTTCAAATCACCACCTCGACTTTGTAAGGGCGCAACAAGTTGGCTGCGCCGGACTTCTTGATGGAGTCATTGGCATCGCATTGGCCTCGATGCTCGTACATGAAGGCCGCGATCATCATGATGGCCGTCTTGATGGCTGTTGGCACTGATGCCATGCCAGCGTTGTAGGTGATCGTGACTTCAGAGATGCCGTCCCACCCGTCAATGCGAATTTTGGCTGGCCTGCCTGTGCTGACGACTTCCCAGCAAAGCGATGCGCACGCGCTTGACACCGATAGCACGCTCACCAGCGCAGTGAATGGCAACTCAAAGATGTTCGACTGGTAGCGCATTGGCGAGAGTTGCGCCTCGGCCCCAATGTTGTCGCCAATCTTCAAAACCCACTTCCGTCGGGTCAGGTCTTGATTGATCCAGTAGATGACCGAATCAGTCGCAGAAACAAGCATCCCATCCAGCAGCGGATCGGTTGCATCAACGCCCAAAAATACCGCCAATTCAGCGGCAGTGACGGGCGATACTGTCTCAGTCTGCGGTGTTGCTTGCATCGTCTTTGCGTGGGCGACCACGGCGTTTGGTTTCTTGTGGGCCGGTCACTTTCGTGATCTCGGGGCCGCTGACCTTTTCGACTTTCGGCTCAATGACTTCAGTGACTTCTTTGACTTCGCCAGTCATGCTCGATACGGCGCGTGTAACGCTCACAGGCTGACCAAAATCAATCACGCCATTGACAGCCAACTGCCTTGCCATGTTGTCGTCGGCCTCAATTTGAGCGCCTTTGCGGCCAAGGTGGCAATTCATTTTCAGAGTGTAAACAGTCATGGACAAACTTTCAAAAAATGGGGTGAGCCACCATGGCCCACCCCGTTTTGCCTAATTAGGCAGCCACGTCAAACGAGCCTTTGGTGAAGGCTTTTGGCAGTTCGATGCCAAAGCCGTAGCGCTCCTCAGCCAAGATGGCCACGCCGTTCTTGACGAAGTAATCGCTGTGCGACTCGCTGACACGGATGTCCATCTGTTCGCGGTCATAGATGGTCGCGCCCATTGTCCAGTCGCCAAGCAAGAAGTCGCCTTGAGTCATTGCGTTGGACACAATGACTGGCACGCGCCACAAACGCTGCTCACCACCGTTTGGCACTGTCACCCAGATATAGTGGCCGTCGCTGCCCTTGGCTGTTTCCAATGTTTCCCAGTCAATGGGGTTCACCACCAGGCCGTTGATGTTGTAATACTCAAATGTCTGGCACTTGGTGATGGCCGCACGGATGTGATTCAACATTTCGCCAGGCAGATTGGCATTGGTTGTGCCGGTGGCGATCTCGCCAACTGTGGACACGCCAGAGTCAACCATCAGGCCGGTCAGGCTTTGGTTTGTGCCAGCGCCGTAGAGCAACTGAGTGTCGCTCAACAGGTTCAGGCCGTACATCAGCTTGGTGTCAACCAGACGTTGCAGCATTGGAGCATCGGACAGCACTTGACGGCTGGCAGCGATCCAGTGAGCCATGGTACGGACGGGCACAGTGACCAGTTCGTATGTCAGGTTCGACTCAGCCTTGGCCTGGAATTCACCTGCGCCGATGGCGGTGGAGGCAGAGCCGGGCTGCTGAGGTGCGGCGCTGTTCGTGAACACGTTTTCACGCATCACTTCAACGGCATTGCTCGAAGTTGGGATGCTGGTCAGCAGGTCGCGGATGAAGGCGGTTCGCTGGGCAGGCATCACCACATCGGCGCGGCGCTGAGGTTGCACCAAAGCACCAGCAGAAGCGGCCAAGTTGGACAGAGCCTTGTTCACGCGCACAGAGTCAGTGCCGTTGCTGCGGGCGTTTTTGTAGGCGTTGGATTCGACGAATTGCTGGCCCAGCGATTTGGATTCAGCAGCGCCGCCGAATTGGCGTTGTGCAGCCTTTTCCATTTCGATGACGCGAGCGTCGATGCGATCCATGTCACCTTTGATGGTGTCCAGGCGCTCAGTGGCTTGAGTCAAAGCCTTGCGGGTGGCCTCAGTGGCTTCGCCGTATTGCTTGATTTCGCTGTCGCGCTTGGCGACGGCGGTCGTGATTTCGGACTTGACGGTGTCCAAATGACCTTTGAGTTCGGAAATGTCCATGATTTTCTCCAGTTTAGATTCGGGCCAGATCGCCCAGTGCAGAGTCAATCAAGCTCTTAACCTGATCGACAGACAATGGCGGCTGTCCCTTGGATTGAGTGCCTTGCGGCGGCTCACCCTTCAACAGTGCCGTAATGCTGAACAACTCGTCCAGCAATTCTTTTTTGGCCTTTGCGTTCAGGTCGTAGCCTTCCGCAAATTGCCGCAGTTCTTTGAGCGTTTTCACGCCCGTGATGATGGCCTGGTCGTTTGCAGGCCATGTGACCAAGGAAAACTCAAACAGTTTGCCTTCGTAGATGTGACGGATGCCAGCCTGGTCATATTGCGACTTGCCGCCAGGGATGGAAAAGCCAACGCTCATGCGGTCAATCACGCCATCGCGCATCAACTCCAGCGCCTCGTCGCCTTGGCGGGTCTTGCTGATCTTGCCCTTGACCCAAAGACCCTTGGCGTCTTCGCGCATATCAATGGGCATACCAATGGGCG